TCCTACAGGCTTTATTAAGTACGACTTTGCTATTGGCGGAGGGCTTAGAAGAGGAACAGTCAATGTTATTGGTGCTCGTCCTAAGTGCCAACCTTTAGATGCGAAGATTCTTACTCCAGAGGGATGGATTCTATATCGCGATATTAAGGTTGGAGATATAATATGTCATCCAGACGGGGGAACTACTAAAGTCCTAGAGGTATTTAATACGGGGTCTAAAGAAGTCTTTGAGTTTAGATTTAACGATGGCTCTTCAACACGGGCGTGTGATGAGCACCGCTGGAAAGTAAGACATACTAAAAGTAAAGACTATCAAACTCTGTCATGGCAAAACCTGCAAAATGATTCACTCTTTATAGCCCCCGGATCTATTCATGAAAGAGCACGATGGAGATTCCCTCTAGTATCGCCATTACAACTTAATAAGGATCAAGGCCATATAATTGATCCTTACTTATTGGGAATACTGATTGCTGAGGGAAGTCTTACTCATTCCACGGGATTCAGTTCCGCTGATGCTGAAATTATTGATAATATACAAGAAATCGTTTCTACAACCAACAAAGATTATTTTGTTAAACATAGGTCGCGATACGACTACGCAATCACTCACGGCAGAAGAGGAGGAAGCACAGAGTATAAACAAAATATTTTTACTAATGAGCTAAGACGTTTACAGCTATTCGGCAAAACTAGTCATTATAAATTCATTCCTAAAGAGTACTTATTCTCCTCTTTAGAAAACAGGACTGCCTTATTGCAGGGACTTATGGATGGAGATGGATCGGTTGATAAGCGTGGATTTCTAGAGTATTCCACCACATCCGAGGAATTAGCTAAAGACATGGTTAGTCTAGTACAATCATTGGGAGGAATGGCAACTTACAAAAGTAGAATCACAACCTGCGAAGGATCTTCCTTCCTGTCTTATCGGGTCCATCCACGATTGAATGATAATAGACTATGCTTTCGTTTATCTCGCAAAAAAGATAGGTGCCACGCTAGGCAAAGAGGAGTATTAACACGCGGTCTTATTGAGGTGAAATCTTTAGGACAGATGGATACCAGATGTATTAAGGTAGATGCTTATGATGAAATGTATATAACAGACGATTATATTGCCACCAAGAACACAGGCAAGACAGTGATGGCAGAGAATATAGGAGTGCATATTGCCAAGTCCTTCGATATACCAGTCCTTGACCTTGATACTGAAATGAGGAAAAGCGATCATCAGAATCGTGGTATGGCTATGCTGTCATACGACTCTGATCACAAGACTACAATTAATGAGATGGAAACAGGGCAGTTTACCAAGAGCCAGTACCAGTCTGAGAGACTATTAGAACAAGGTAGACAGAATAAGAATATCCCCTACTACCATAAAAATGTAGGAGGAAAGCCATTTGAAGACCAGCTATCAATTATGAGAAGATGGATAGCCCGTGTAGTTGGTCTCAACGATCAAGGAAAAGCTAAAGACTGTGTTATAATCTATGACTATCTGAAGCTAATGGACTCAGCAGAAATTCGTGGGGACATGAAAGAGTTCCAAGTTCTAGGCTTTATGATGACCGCCTTGCATAATTTCTCTCTACGTTATGATGTACCTATTCTAACCTTTGTCCAATTGAATAGGGATGGTATTACGAAAGAGTCAACAGATACCGCTAGTGGTTCTGATCGTATCATTTGGCTATGCTCAAACTTTACAATCTATAAAAATAAGTCTGATGAAGAGGTGGCAAAGGACGGCCCCGAGAACGGGAATCGTAAACTAGTACCAGTAGTTGCCCGCCACGGGGAAGGATTAGAGGATGGAGACTATATAAATATTCTAATGAAGGGTCAATACGCTAAGCTTATCGAAGGTAAGACAGCATACGAATTAGATGCAGGAGTACCTGCAACAGACACAGGACCAGACGATGACGAAGACGTGGCATTCTAAATATAAAGATCAAGAAAAACTAAACGGCCTAACCAATGTTGTCTTAGAGAACATTGAAGATATCTATGATTATTTTGACGTTAAGTTTCGCAGGGGAGAGAAGCTAATTTTCTCCTCTTGTTTTATACATGGAGGGGATAATACCTCTGCCTTAAACTTATATTATAATGCAGACTACAGGGTGCATTTCAAATGTAGAACCCACCAATGCGAAGCACACTTTGGCACATCTCTTCTAAGTATGATTCGTGGGGGGCTGTCTAACCTGCGTGGCTGGTCGGTCCCTGGAGACCCTATGGTATCATTCGATGATACTGTTAGTTGGCTACTAGATAGATACAAGGTAAGCTTTGGTCAGCTATCGGGTGAAACTTATGTCAATGACCACCAGGACTTTTGCCGTTTAGTTAGCAGTATTGATGAACCAAAGCCTCTCAGTGGTATCATTACGAAGGATTATTATAGAAATAAAGTAGAGATACCAGCCACCTATTACCTGCAACGTGGCTATTCTATCGAAGTACTAGATGACTATGACGTAGGAGTATGCCATTCCCCAAAGAAACCTATGTATAATAGGGCAATGGTTCCCATTTATAGTGATTGCGGGACAGTTATAATTGGGTTTACAGGCCGTAGTATCTTTGGTCAGTGTAAAGAATGTAAAGAGTGGCATGATCCTGAGAAAAATTGTCATGTTTTTCCAAAATGGAGGCATACAAAGGGCTTCGAAAAGGAAAAGTGTCTGTATAATTATTGGAAGGCGAAGCCATACATTCAAAAGACGGGGGTTATTATCTTAGTTGAATCTCCTGGTAATGTGTGGAGGCTAGAAGAGGCAGGAGTCCACAACTCTGTTGCATTATTTGGTGCGGACCTATCTGACGCCCAGAGAGGCTTGATTGATGAATCAGGTGCCCTTTCTATTGTTGCCTTAATGGATAATGATGCGGCTGGACAGCGTGCCGCGACAGATATAAAAGCAAGCTGTGGCAAAACATACAGACTGTATTTCCCTTCGTTCGAGGGTAATGATATAGCAGACCTCAATATAGATAGTATAACCTCGGACATTAAGCCGTGGATAGAATTAGCAAAGGAGAGTTATCAATGACTCAGATAATCGGATTCGCCGGTAAGAAACAAAGTGGTAAAAACACTAGCTGTAATTTTATTACTATGCTTAAAATGAAAGAGCTTGGTCTTTCAGAGGAGCTTCGGATTAATGAAGAGACAGGCGAGCTAGAGGTTAAGGATGTTCTTGGTCAAACCGCTATGAACGGAGGATGGTTCTCATTCACTCCTGGCAATGTCAATATAGAAGGTCTCTATGAGTCAGTTGGTCCCTTCTGTAAGATCTATGCCTTAGCAGATACTTTAAAGAGTATTGCTATTCAGGTGCTTGGTCTGCCCGCAAGTAAGGTATATGGAACAGATGCGGATAAGAGCGAGCTAACTCACCTTCTGTGGGAGAATATGCCTGGGGTTGTTGCCGTTAAAGATTATGAAACCCAAGGAGCCATTGAAATAGGGGAGTTGACTGTTCATGAACCAGGACCAATGACCATCCGTGAAGTCCTCCAGTATATGGGTACTGAGATCTTCCGTAAGATGTATGAAACAGTCTGGGTTGATTCTCTGTTACGTAAAATAAAAGCTGAGGAACCAGAGATAGCTGTCATCTGCGACGTGCGTTTTCCAAATGAGATAAACCTCCTACGAGACGAGGGTGCTATAATCCTTGGATTGTCTCGCGATATCTTCGACTCTAAAGATACCCATGCAAGCGAGCAAATTGATTTTAGTTTGTGCAGCCTAGTGATTGATAACCAAGACATGGAGATTGAGGACCAGTGTAAGGCTATCTATGAAGCATTACAAAAGCTGGGCTGCAAGAATCTTCCTCACGCTGTAATAGGGAGTTAGTACAGTAGATATTAAAAAGTGTAAAGTGTGTGGAGTAGAAGCCTCCTATGTCGATTGGCCCTTAGAGGATTAAGCATGACAATTCCAATAGTATATTTTCGAAGTAGCTCGTTCAACTGTCATAGGTTCTGTCCTATGCAGTTTTATTCTGAATACACTTTAGGCTTGAGAGGTCTATCAAATAAAAAAGCAGACAAAGGAAGCATTGTCCATAAGGTACTAGAGATAGTTGCGTTGGCAAAGAAGGCTTACCAGGATGGCGAGCTGATGATTATGGATGATGATATTGGAGAAGTTGAGACCTCCAACTACGACCCAGAGTATCTCGGCAACATTTGTGCAAGGGTCTATCAGGATTATATCAAAGGGGTTTCCCATCACTCTTGGACCGAGAGAGATTTTAAAGATTGTGTAAATTGGACCTGGAAAACATTAAAGTATAATGAAGGCATGTTCGATCCCCGCAATCTGAATGTCGTGGATGCAGAACCGCACTTCGATTTTGAGCTACCTTACGATTGGGCAGAGTACAATTATCCTGAGCAGGGACTCAAGGGTCAGCTCGCTCTCAAGGGAACCATCGACCTGATTTCTGACCTGGGAGATGGCGTGTATGAGATTGTGGACTGGAAGACTGGCAAGCGATTGGATTGGGCGACGGGAAAAACTAAGGACCAGCATAAGCTTTTTTCTGATCCTCAGCTAAGGCTATATCACTATGCAGCAAAACAGATGTATCCTCACGTTCATACCTTCCTAGTAACCATTTACTTCATCAATGATGGAGGGGCCTTTACTGTCCACTTCCAAGACTCAGACTTAGAAAAGACAGAGGATATGATCCAGCGGCGATTCGAAGCTATTAGAAATACTGAGAAGCCAAAGACTATCCGTCAGATTGATATCAAGCAAAGCTGGAAGTGCTCTAAGCTATGTCATGCGGGCAAGACAACTTTCGAAGAAGACGATCACGTTGCCGCATTGATTGAAGAACGTCCTGGTAAACTAACAAAGTACAAGCAAGTAATGACTAAGTGTGAACAGCTCCGCTATATGATAGACAAGATGGGGATTGACTGGGTGACAGAGAACTATGCTCATCCTGATCATACTCATGGATCATATGGAGAAGGTGGAGGTAAGGTTCATGATGATAGTCATAAAGGAGAAAACTAATGTGGCCGTGGAAAAAACCTGAGACTCCCTCTCCCTTTTCATTAGAATACTATCCTCTAACCAAGAGGTATTATCCTAAGTATAAAGAGTTCTACATGCAAAAGGATTACAGTACGAGAATATGGGAG